GTTTCCCAGTCACGATCTTGTTTGGTGGTTCTCTTTTAGGATTTGCTTCCTCGAGATCTGCTGCTAAAGCTCAAGAACGGACTAATCAACAGAATATTCAACAATCTCAAGAAGATAGAGCTTGGCAGGAAAGAATGTCCTCTACCGCACATCAAAGGGAAGTTCAAGATCTCATTGCGGCTGGTTTGAATCCTATATTGTCTGCTAATCATGGTGCCGCTGGTGGTGGCGGCGCTTGGGCTATGTCTGTAAGCCCTGAGGACAAAACTGTGGATCGTATTGTATCGTCTGCTCGTACTGGTGCTGAAATGGCTTCTACTCGTGCTAATATTGCTTTGACGAATGAAAGTATTAAGACTCAAAAAGCTCAACAATTAAATTATGCTGCCGAAGCTGCTGTTAAAGCTCAAGATGCTAGGTTAACTGGTGCTGAAGCTGATATAGCTGAAGGTAAAGCTGGAGTGTATAAGACTAAGTATGGGAAAGGTCTTAGATATGTTAGGGAAACATTGGACTCTATTGGCCCTGGTCTTGGTGCTTTCGCCGGTGGTTTTCTCGGTGGTTCTGCTCGTTCTATTGGTTCGCAAATGTTTCAAAGGAAGTGGAAACCTGGATTAAAGATCGAAACAAATTCTTGGAAAGGATAGGTGGTTTATGCGTAAAAGTGTAGTTAATACTGCTTCTAATGATAACCGTTACCGTGTTGGTAATCGTTACGGTGATAAAAGGCAGTTTTCTAGATCTGCTGACAAGGTTCATGCGTTAAATACGCAAGGTCCTGGCCGTGTGATGCGTGGTGGAATTCGTCTGTGAATGGCTTGTCGTCGAACATTAAGAGGATATTATTCTCGGAAAACTAACCCCGAAACGGGGAAGCGTCCTCTTGTGTTTAATTCGCGTGATGGTTTCTATGACCACACCCAGGATATTGGGTGTGGTCGTTGTATTTTGTGTCTTGTTGAAAAATCTCGTCAATGGGCTGTAAGATGTGTTCACGAAGCGTCCTTATACGAAAAAAATTGTTTTTTGACCCTTACTTTCAATCAGTCTTGTCAAATAGCTACAAGATCTGCGAGAGGTCGTTATCAAAAATTAAAGAAGTCAAAACTGGTAGATCCTACATGGTCGCTTCACAAGTTCCACTTTCAAGATTTCATGAAAAGGTTGAGGAAACATTTCTATGGTAACTCCAAAGGATCGGTTCGGTATCTGCATTGTGGCGAGTACGGTGAAACATTTGCTCGTCCTCATCATCATGCTTGTCTGTTTAATTTTGATTTTCCAGATAAAAAACTTTGGTCAGTCCGTGAAGGTGTGTCGCTCTATGACTCGGAGACTCTGGATAGGTTATGGGGTCATGGTAATTGCAAGATTGGAGAGGTCAGTTTCGATTCTGCTGCGTATATTGCGCGTTATACCGTTAAAAAGTTGAAGGATTTAAAAGGCCAGGAGTTATATTCGGCTTTGTGTGATAGATCGAAGAATAGAAAATATTTGCCAGATGGTCGTTTGCGTGAGTATTTAAGAATGAGTAGACGTCCTGGTTTAGGTAAAGGATGGATTGATCAGTATAAAAGTGATGTTTTCCCTAAAGATTATATTGTGATCCGCGGTAAGAAGTGTAAAGTTCCTAAATTTTATAATAAAAATTTTGAGTTGACAAATCCTGAAGAATATGGTTTGGTTAAACGTGAAAGAGTTAGTAATGGTAGGAATAACCCAAACAATAATCCTGAGCGAATGGAAGCATCTGCGATCATAATGCAGGCGAATCTGGATCTTCTGTCGCGTAAGGTGGAATAGGAGAAAAATGAAACTGTTACTGGTTGCGGTGTATGATAAAAAAGCGTGCGTTTTTAGCCAACCTGATGTGGCTGTTCAAGTAGGTCAAGCGGTTAGATCTTTTTCTGACGCTGTTAATAATCCTCAAACTGCTTTTAATAAACATCCTGAAGATTTTACATTGTATCAAGTGGGTTTTTTTGATGATAATTCTGGGCATTGTACTCCTTATATGATCAAGGACTCATCTGATCAAGAAAGAATTGCCCCTCCTTTGGTGTTGGCGGAAGGGTCAACTTTAATAGTTAATAAATAGGAGTTAATATGGTTCAAATAATTACGAAATATGATCATGCCGCTCGTGCGAAGGTTGCTCCTGGGACCGAGAACAAAGAACCTTCTATGACTAATCAAGCTGACATGAAGATGGCTGATGTAAATGTGATTATGAAACGTGCGGAACAGGGTATGGCTGTAGCGGCCAATGTGCGTGAGCCGCTATATGGTGATTTTACTGGTGTTGATAGTTACCATGAGATGTTATCTCGTATTCGTGCTATTGAGAGAGCATTTCTCGCTTATCCTGCGGATTTAAGGAATCGTTTCGAGAATGATCCTCAAAAGATGATTGATTTCTTGGATGATTCTGCGAATGATGAGGAAGCTGTAAAGCTTGGTTTAAAGGACCCTGAGGTTCTTTTGACTGAGTTGGATTTGGATGGAGTTTCTAAGGTAACTAAAGCTGACAAGGTGTTCATTGATAAAATGTCGGATGCTGAAAAGAATGCACGCCGACAGATGTTGGCCGAAGCAAAGATACAGGCCGCTAAGCAGCCAGCTGCTTAGTAAGTTCAGACCATTTGTATTCTTGATGTAAATGGTCTGACTGACACCAAAAAATGGGTTCCATGGCCGCAGTCATGGGTAAAAACTTGATGTTGCTTGTTTTCCCTTTGGTATCATCCGCTCAGGATGGCACCTGGGTAAGTGCCTAAACTACCCTTAAATTTTTTGTGTATATTGAGATTATTAACTAAACAGGAGTAATAACTATGCCTAATGTTCCGCAGTTTAAAATGCCTTCACACTCTCAACATTCATTTGCTATGGTGCCTCAGGTAGAGGTGCCTCGATCCGTATTTAATCAGCGTGCTACTTATAAAACTATGTTTTCGAGTGGTTACTTAATTCCTTTTTATTGGGAAGAAATTTACCCTGGTGATACATTCAATGTTAATGCTACCTTAGGTGTGCGTATGCCATCTGCGCTCAATGTTCCTGTGATGGATAATATGTACCTGGATACTTTTTACTTTTTTAGCCCTACTAGGATTCTCTGGACGAATTTTTTAAAAATGATGGGTGAGCAAGCTAATCCTGGTGATTCAACGTCATATACTGTACCTAACTTTACTGCTTATAATTGTACTGCGGAAAGTTTGTCTGATTATCTTGGTGTGCCGCCGTTAGCTGGTGGTGCTACTAAAGCTCATAATTCTTTGTTATGGCGCATGTATAACCTGACTGTAAATCAGTGGTTTAGGGACCAAAATTTACAGAATTCTTTAACTGTTGATTTGGGTGATGGGCCCGACAGTATTGCTAATTATACTCTTCAAAAACGCGGAAAGCGTCATGATTATTTCACTTCATGCTTACCGTGGACTCAAAAAGGCACTGCTGTTTCTGCGCCGATCGGTGGTACTGCTCCTGTTACTGGTATTGGTAAAGAAAACCAATTGGCCACTTATACTTCGAAAGCTGTTTATGAGACCAATGGTACCAATCCCACGTACGCATATGCTGAAGGTTTTGATAATGGTGGTGCTTATCGTTTAGTTGCTAAAATGTCGGCCGCTTCAGGTGCTTATCCTAGAATATATGCGGATCTCTCTAGTGCTACTGGTTTGGATATAAATGCTTTGCGTCTAGCATTTCAGACGCAAAGGATGCTTGAACGTGATGCTCGTGGTGGCACACGATATACTGAAATGGTTAAGTCACATTTTGGAGTGACTTCTCCTGACGCTCGTTTACAGCGTGTAGAGTTCCTTGGTGGTAAATCAACGCCTATAAATGTTACACCTGTTGCTCAAACTTCTGCGACTTCTGGTCAACCCACTCCGTCAGGTGATCTTTCTGCTACTGCACATGGGATATCCGTGCGAGAAGGGTTTACCAAGTCATTTACTGAGCATGGTTATGTTATGGCTATTTGTAATGTGCGTTCTGAATTGTCTTACCAGCAAGGTCTTGACCGAAAATTATCTCGGTCTACACGTCTGGACTTCTATTGGCCAGCATTGTCGTCTATTGGTGAGCAAGCTGTACTGAATCAAGAAATCTATTTACAAGGATCTGCTGGCGCTTCTGCTGACGCTACGGCTTTTGGATATCAGGAAAGGTATGCTGAATGTCGTTATAAACCGTCTTTGATCACAGGTAAGTTGAGATCTACGTATGCGACACCTCTGGATATGTGGCATTTATCAGAGAAATTTACGTCTGCTCCTGCTCTCAATTCTACGTTTATTGTCGCTCCTACTGGATCTAGTGATCCTATCCAGCGTATTATTGCGGTTACTTCTGAACCTCAATTTGTGTTGGATGTATATTTAGATATTAAAGCTGTTAGGCCGATGCCTGTTTATGGCGTCCCTGGGTATATTGATCATTTTTAACTAATCGCTCGGTTTTTACGAGCGATTGACCAACTGAAAGGCGGTAGTTATGCATTTTGATTTTGGTGAATTTGGCAAATTTCCTTGGGGTGAAATTGCGGCTAACACTCTTGGAATTGTGATGTCTTATTTTGCTGGACGTTATAGGTCTATTTCTAAGAATCAAAAAAGAAGGATTGATGATTAATGTTTGGATGGGATGATGCTCTTGTTATTGGTGGTTCTCTTTTAGGATTTGCTTCCTCGAGATCTGCTGCTAAAGCTCAAGAACGGACTAATCAACAGAATATTCAACAATCTCAAGAAGATAGAGCTTGGCAGGAAAGAATGTCCTCTACCGCACCGATCGTGACTGGGAAAC